TATGTATTCTAAAAAGAAATGATTAGTAGGGTGATTCTCCATACTAAACTTAGTTAAACCGTGTAAAGCTCCATTAGAACCTCTTTTATCTACAGTACCTGATATATCATAACTATCACAACCAAATGCACCCATGTGTTCATTGCCAGGATATTTTCCACCGTTTTTAGAAATTACATTATTCTGTAAATTACTTTGTGGAACCCATGATATAAAAAACCTACCACTGTTGCTAGGGTTAAAAAGAACTGTAGTATCTTTCACACCATTAACCCATTGAAAATTTCCTTGAGTTATTACGCTGCTATTTTTAATATCAGCATTCCAGTCTATTTGTTCGTAAATCTTAGTTAAATTAAATAAAGACGATTTAGCTTCATCTCTGAATGCATGTTCCTCTGTACGTGGAAACTGTCTATAAAATTCATTTAAGCCATCCTGATCTCCCTTAAGACCATCTACTTCATTTTGCCAGTATTCTATAACGCCTATATTTATTTTTGTGCCATTCGGATCTTCAACTGGTTTCCTCGGCGTGTTGAAGACAGGTACACCATAAGAGTCGATGTATCCTTCGTAATTCCATTCCATAGGTATAAACAAAGAATATAATCCTGAGCGAGTCTGTCCATTGGCGTTTCTTTTGGTAACATCCGAGTCATAGTAAAGTTTCTTAAAGTTTTCACCACCCTTATCTAAAGAGTTTGATGTTGATCCCATCATGCACTTACCAATAATCTTGCTACCTAATCGTAAACAAGTTTTAGTTACCCTCCAGTTGTTTAATATATTGTTAGGTCTTTCCCATTTACCAGATTCATCATGAACTAAAAGCTTTAGCTTTTCTCCATCATAAGAGTTATCCCCTGTATTTTTCCAGTCAACTGTTGTATCTAACCCTGTAAGTTCTCTAAGAGTTTCATTGTTTTCAAGTTTTCTTCTAGTGAATTTACTTGCTGGAACTCTATATGCTAATTCTGTTTTTGGACGGTCCATACCGTCTTGTATTGGTTTGAAGAAAAACGGGTAATTAACCGAGATCGGTACAACTTTGTCAGTGAACATTGTCTTAGCATCAGGCCCTGATTTAGACAAAATCCCAAATCTTGAATCGGTTGATATTGTTGCGCTGTTAACTGTTTCCCCTGAGGCCATAAAAGAAAATCCTGACCTTCTGTTTTTAAGATAGCAAATGCCATATGATCTTGTGTCGGCTTTACAAGCTTGCCAGAATATAAAGAATAATCTGTTTGATTCCCTAAAATCTGGTTTCCCAACATCAATCTTGGACCACTGCAAGTACATGTAATGAGTACCAGTAATATAAGTAGGTTCATTTTTATTAAAAAACCAAAAGCCTTTTTCTCTGTAATCAAACTCTTTATCAATGTAATCATACCATGTTTCTTTAAAATCTACATCATACTCCTCCCAATCAAATATTGTTTTAATATTTTTAAAAGCTTTAGGTAGTAAAGTTCTTTCCCATCTGTTGGATTTAAATTCTACTATATTTTCTGGTTGTTTAGGTAAAGCTATTTTAAGATTCTGTATCTCATATATTTCACCAACCTCACCAGTTCTACTGATTACAATCATATCATATTCCTTATTGTAACCGTACTCCCATTTTTTATACCTATTTTTTTGCTTTAAAACTTTAGGTTTAATATGGGTTTTTAATACTTTAAATAATGTTTGATCGTACATTACTTAGATCTTCCTTCAGCAAAACCTTTAAAACTTTTTTCTTCTTTAGTTTCTTTAGGTTTTTCATTTAACATGTCCTCCTCTTCTTGTATTCTTTGCAATATTTCAAATGCGTCAAATATAGCTAGCTTTTTTGTAGCTGCAGCGTTTTTTAAACGATCTGCGGAAATATCCGGGCCAAAATCTATAATAGGTTCTTTAGCAACTTTGATTAATTCTTCAACTGCTACTTGCCCAGCTTGGATTATACTCAGCTTGGTTTTCTTTATTTCCATACTTAATAACAATATCATTTGATTTCATACAATACAAACGCTTTTTATCAACGATAAAATCATACTCCCCGTATGGCGTATAGCCAACGGTGTCTCCCTCGTTTATTCCTAGCGCTTCTAACGAGCTATTACCTATTTTTAGTATGCCAATAAGGTTTTGCTCTTTATTTACCTTAAACTTGCTTTCACTTTTTAAGGGTTTTATGAAACATCTATCATTTATAGACGTCCATTTTGAGTTTTGATTATATAAATAAATTTGATCTATTGCACAAAAATATTTATTATCTTGAAAAAAAGATCTAGATTTTTTCTTTATGCCTTTCACGTCATAAAAAGTTCTAAATACATTATGATGTATTAAAATAATATCACCTTTTTTAATTGGAGTTTTTAAAGCTAAAGGAGTTTTAATTACCTTAGCTATGTTGTTTACAAACTTGTAACTTTCAATTTTAGTGTTTAATATTATTTTTACGTTTTCTATTTCTATTTCGTTATCATAGGTGTCACCAACTGGTTCTACTATGAAATCATATAAACTACGCATTAATACTCTAAATCATATTCAATGGATATAGCCATGTTAGAATTAAACTTCTTCCATGGCAATATTTCATCTCCTTTTTTTATGTGAATATTGTAAGATGAATCAGTAAGATCATGAATGATGTAAGCTATTTCATGCCCTCCATAGACTTGTTGCCCAATAGAGTAATGCATAGCGTCATTTTTGTAATCAGATCCAATGCTGATTTTTCTTACAACGTTGCTCACTTTTACTTTTCTTCTTCTTTTTGTTCTACTATAGTATATTCTCCAGTGGCAAGGTCTATGTTTATAGCACCATACTCTTTTTCAAGTTTCTTTTTAACTTCTTCAGCTTCTTCACTTGCTTTGCTAAAATCTACTTTAAGAGCACTTTTTTGTACCTCAACATAACCAATATTATTTAATAATTGGTTTACTTTTCCTTGTGTTTCTCTAACTTCTTTTAACTGTTCTTCAGTTATTTTTGCGTTTTGTTCTGCCATTTTAATTTAATTTGATTATTAATGTTTATTTACTTATTTATTATTACTTATAGATTTGAATTTTTCCGCCCCACGCGAGCCAAAATAGGCTACGTAAACCGTTGTTGTTAAAGTTTTTAACAAACTGATCCATTCTTGTTCTACCGTGAAGGATAGATGCTCGTGGCTATCCACCCATATAAAAGCTATTGTCATAGCTGTTAAGAATATTAAACTCATTGGTCGTGTATTTTTACTTAACCATGAGTCAGATTTCATATCGCTTTCCCAGCGTTTTGAAACCTCTTTTAATTCTATCATATCTTGCTCTAATAACAGAAGAGCAGTTTCTTTATCTTGTGGAGATATTACAGTATCAGATTCTTTATGTATTAAGCTTTTTACTAATCCTAATACACCAGCATTTGGTATTATACCACTCACAGTTCCAAGGATACTAGGGGCAATCTTGTTTAAAAATTGCCCAACTTTAGTATCTTTGAATTTTTTCTTAGACATTAGTTTTAACTTCTTCTAATAGTTTGTTGATTGTCTGTACCTGTGTTTGCTTGATAATCCATTCCGTCTCTTTTTCTTTTCTCTTGAGTTATTATGTTCTTCTTTTTATCTATATTAACTTGACTCATATTTTTATTTTCAAAATTCCTCATATCTTTATTTGCCTGACCAAGATTCCTTTTAAAATATGGAGACTTTTGATCGTGCACACTTAAAGGAAGGTTCTTGGTAGAAGTTACAGTAGTATTTATTTTACTCGCATCTCCTATAACAACCGGATCTTGCGACATAGTTACATGAGGATGCTTGTGAGTTGAACCATCAATTACATCTGCAGCACCTTTACCCATTATCTGAGCTACTCTAGCAGCTCCTTTTGCATAACTGTTTTGTCTAGCTGGTCCAAAGTTTTGTGTAAAACCACCTATTTTACCAGCACCATTATGCTTGCCAGAACCAGTTACAGCATTTTTTATCGTATTAAAATCATTAGAAAAACTCTGACCCAAGTGACTAACAAAACCTTTGGCAAAGTCTGTAACTTTGTCCATAGGAGTTTTAGCTGGACGATTTGTATTAGGTGTTGTTTGACCTTTTGGTTTTGGTGGTTTTCCACTTATTAATGCAGCACCTTTTTTCTTAGCAACACCCGCTTTAACCTCTCTATCAGTTCCTTTATCAGCTTTTGCTTTTCTTTTTTCAAGATTAGTAATTCTATTTGATTTTTTACCTTTTATTACTGTATCATCAGTTTGAGATTTTTTAAGTGTTTGTAAATCTATTTTGTCCTGCAATCTCTTGCTTCTATTAGATTTTCTTTTAGATTTTTTAGTAGCTCTTGAAGCTTTTTTATCTGCTTTCTTTTTATCTCTAGCTTCTTGTTTTAATTTTTTACCTTCTGCTTTTAATTCTTTTGCGGTATGCTCTTTACCATCTTTGTGTGTAGCAGCACCTTTTTTCTTAGCTCCACCTTCAGTGTCTTGTATTTTTTCTAATTTTTCAGCTGGTACAGCCATAGAATCTTGAGCAGCACCTTTTTTCTTATAAGCACCTTCTTCTTTTTTCATAATATTATTTTTTAAATTTGTTCTCTTGTTTTCTAGGTTCAATTTCCCAAGGTTGGGTTGGATCTCCAGATGCCATTTTAGAGTAATCATATTCTTTACCCTTCCATGTTACAACTTCTTTTCCAGCTCCGTTAGTTCCATAATCTAAGTCTCCGTTTTTGTATTGTCTAACATGCTCAAGTTCGTGAGCAACAGTTTTTAAATTCTCTAATGGATCCCCATCTTTTCCAAATGAATCTTCATTTAAAATAATAACTCCATTTTTAGGTGTTCTGGCGTGAACCGGATCACCCTCCATATCTCTTTCAAACATTGATGTGCTTAAAAGATCTAGGTTAAAAGGAGATTTTAATTTAAATGCCATATCATTTTGTATAAGGAAATTTTTCGTTAAACCATTCTTGACGATTATTACATCCACAGGGTAAATTAAGACCATCAGACACTCTGTCTACAATGGTCTTAATACCTGTTTTTTCCGTGAATTTCGCTATACTATCGCCTAATCCTCGAGACTCCATTAATATTAGATGTTTGCTATGATTGGTGTAGTTGCAATTGTATACGATGTAAAGTATATTTGCAACGGTGTAGCAGAATCATCTAACCCTGGTTGTACAGTTGATTGTACTCCACCTGGATTAGCAGTCATTGCAGCATATACCGCTTTGTCTGGAGATTTTCTTCCAAGTGTAATAGTTGGAACTACAGCAGCAGCTAAAGAGTTACTACATAAAATAGAAATAACTCTAGCTCCCATTTGAGTAGCGGGTACAGCGGCTCCGTCAGCATGACCTGCATTAATAGCTACAGCTCCTTTTAAAGTTATCGTAATGATACCTGTTGCTACAGCGTAACCTACACTTTGTACGTCATCTGCGTTTACCAATTGAGCTCCTGAAGCTAAAGGTGTTGATGAAATGTTAAATTTTAAAAATTTGTTTACCATAATAATTGTTTTTGTTTTTGGCTGTTAAGCCTGGTTTGGTTATATTTGTTTGATTTATCAGTTTACTCTGTTTATTTGTTTTTGTCTATTTTATTGCTAATAGCTTTTTCCCAGTCTTCCATAACACCATTGTTATTTCTATCACCTAAGATTTTAGCAGAACCATGACGTTTTTCATCGTACTTAAGATCGCCAGCTATTTTAGATATATGCTTTTCGTCAGATGTCATACTTGAATCGCTGTGACCATGTTTGTCATCGTAGTCAACATCTTCTTTAAGATATTCCATATGTGCTTCATCGTCACGTTTAGTAGCAGCCATATTACCACTTGTAACTCTTGAATGCCTTGCGTTACCGCTATATTGACCGTAGTGTCCTTTTTCCATAATTATTAGTTTGAGTGTATTGCTGCAAGTTGATCTTTAGCAGCTTTTTTAGAAGCAAAGCCACTTCGCCATGTTCCACCTTTTTTGTTGTTTAAAATATAATAAGTTCCATCACCAGATGATCTTATACATCCTTGCTTTGAATCCGCACAACCTTTTCCTGACTTTGCAGGTCCTAAAAACGGACTATTAGATTGTGAATAACTCATTATCTACCTACTATTATATCAGTTGCTGCTACAGTTGCTAATGCAGTTACGTAATCTACAGCCACTGGTAATACTGTGCCTGCAGGAACTCCTTTGAATGTTACTGCTTGAGCAGAAACAGGAACACCATCGTTCACAGCTGTTATAGTGATTGTTGCGTTTGAACCTCCTGCGCCCGTTATAGTAACTATGTCACCTACGTTATAACCACTACCAGCTGAATTACCTATAACAGGATCAGTTATAGCATTTCCAGCTACCGTTGCACTTATAGTTAAACCTGAAGCTAAATTATTAGGGCATGTTGTTGCTAAGTTAGTTTGTGCACCGTTAGTGTAACCAGTTCCTCCAGATAACAAACTTAATGTGCTTACTGAATTTAAACTAGTACCGGGTAATATAACTGATACGTCACCGCTTACGCCAACGTATAATACAGAACTATTTAAATATGTTCCTAATACTCCTGTTTGGTTTTCAAAAACCCAAGCAGGTAAAGCGTTTGGAGCCCCAACTAAACCTGCTGTTAGAGGCATAGCTCTTCCTATGACTGAATCTGATGTTCTAAATAATCCCATTTTTTTTATATTGTTTTAGTCTCTTTGAGCGCATAAAACTGCGTTAAGAGGATTGTAAGGTGTTGGTGCTTTTAGTATTTGCATCCCTGTTATTCCTGAGCTAGAGCCCACGCCATGAAGTCTTCCTTTTTGATCTAGTGGTCCATCCCATATGTGAGACTCACCAACTACACCAACCTTAGTTCCTGGCTTTAATTTTTCCAATGAAGGATCGTATTTGTTATCGTGCATAATATTTGTTTTTAAATGAATGATCTGTTTTGTGGCATTTGATATTGACCTCCTGCTGTTGCTTCAGCTATAGGATCCATACCTACTTCAGCTGGTGGTCTACCTCCTCCACCTGCATTTTGAATATCTGGCATTTGTACTGGTCCTCCACCTATTGGGTCAACTCCTACTCCTTCACTAGGTTCTGCTGGGTTTCCACCTAAATTACCCGCTGGTATTGGTGATGATGGTATTGGAGCGGCACCACCGCCACCTCCGTTTTGCATTTCTATAAGTTGATCTAATTTTTGATTAACTCCTGCAAAACCGCTTCTACCTTGACTAGATCCTCCACCCATTAATCCTCCCATTGCTCCGCCTATTCCAGCTGCTAAACTACTAAATACTCCCATAATTTTAATTTTTATTTACATTTCTTATAGCTGTAATCATAACTTTATCCATATATGAATTACCTTGCATAATTTTGTTTCTTCTAATACTAGTAGGAAGTTCTTCTTCTTCTAGCATTATTCTATATATTCTACTTATAAGTTGTTTACCTTTAAAAGATACTTTATAAATATTATATTTTTGAGTGGTTCTGTTTCTAACTCTCCAGACTTTTATCCAGTCTTCTTTTATTAACCTACTCCACCTTCTACTATCCCAGCTATAAGAATATACTCCTAGTTCAAAATCTTTTTTAGTAAACAAATCTATACAATCTAAATATATTAATAATTCTAAATCTGCTTCTCTAAGGTTGTTGTTTTTTGAAGCCCACTTGCGTATTATACGGTAGTGTTTTAGCAAATTCAGATTTTTTAATTCTGATGCATCTAACTTTTTCACAAAACAACAACCACGTCTTGAATTTTTATAACGTGATAAATATCTTTTTCTATTTCAATTTTATGACCAGCATGTTTATCATAAAATATTATATCATTTTTTTTAAGGACTTCTATTTCATCACCCACATCAATGACACTAGCCTTTATATACCTAATATCATCTTTATGTAATTCAGCAAGTAATAATCCACCTTCTGTTTGAGTAGTACCTTGTTCTACTTTTTGTATGATTAAATTTCTACCTATTGCTTTCATTGACTCTCATGTTATTAATTACACAATCAGTGGACAATATTGTAGTAGCTACAGAAGCTGCATTTACTAATGCACTTTTTGTTACTAGCAAAGGATCGATAATCCCTGAGTCAACCATGTTTACTATATCACCTGTAACCACATCCAACCCAATACCTATTTTTTGTTTACCTAGTTTGCCAGGATCTATACCAGCATTGCTAAGAATAGTTTTAAATGGAGATTTAATAGCTTTTAATAATATCTCTTCCCCTTTATTAACAGGCTTAATAAAACTTGATGCATTAAGTAGTGCAATTCCACCGCCTGATACTATACCTTCTTTGATAGCGGCTTTAGTAGCACAAATAGCATCTTCAATTCTATCTGTTTTTTCTTTTAATTCTATAGCTGAGTTAGCACCAATTTTAACAACTGCAACTTTAGCAGATAACCTAGCTAGTCTTAATTCTAAACCAAGTGCTACGTGAGACTTGTTTTTCTTTTTAAGATCTTGTTTTATTTTATTAATTATATCTTCTACTTCTTCTGAAGGTTCTTCAACTTGAATTATAGTTTGGTCTGGTGTTGATGTTGCTTTAACACATGAACCTAAATAGTCCACTTGTATAACATTTAAATCATCACCTAAATCTTCATTTATTATTGTAGAATTAGTTAACAAAGCTAAATCACTTAATATTTCTTTTCTTCTTAATCCGTAAACTGGAGGATCTATAACATTAATCTTTATATTTCCTTTCATTTTATTCATAATCAAAGCAGATAAAACCCCTGCTTGTACCTCACCAATTAATAATAACGGTTTGTTATTTTTTATTACATGCTCTAGTACAGGTTGAACTTGTCTTATTGATTCTATTTTAGAATCCATAATTAAAACCAAAGGGCTTTCTAGTTCCACTGTATTTTTTTCTTTATTTGTAACAAAACTTGGATCTGCATATCCTTTACCATACTCAACTCCCTCTACAATCTCAACTTCTGTTATTCCACCTTCTGTTGGTTCCATTGTTACAACACCTGTTTCACCAACCTCTCTAAATGCATCACCTATTAACTTACCTAATTCTTTATCATTGTTAGTGGATATAGTGGCAATCTGATCTATCATATTATTTTTTACAGTAATACTTTGATCTTTTAAAAATTCTATAACTTTGGTTACAGCGGTGTTTATACCTTCTTTCAGCTCTCTAGTACTTATGTTTGTTTCCATTTGATAGGAAGCATCTAAGATAGCGTGAGCCAGCACTGTTGCGGTGGTTGTACCATCACCAGCTTCTCTTACTGTTTTTCTTGCAGCCTCTTTTAAAAGCGTTGCACCCATATTTTCAATAGGATCTTGTAAGATTATGGAATCAGCTACTGTTACACCATCTTTTGTTATGATAGGGTAACCGTGACCATCTTCCATGATTACACATTTACCGCTAGCCCCAAGTGTGGAGCTAACAGCTTTTGTGAGTGTATCTATACCTTTAAATACTTTGTCCTTAGCTTCGTTTCCAAAGCTTAAGTTTTTGACTATTGCGTCTGACATAATTTGATTTGATTTGATTGAATTGAATTTACTTAAAGGTCTTAACGACTTGTGGTCCGTGAAGATGAGCTAATTTTTTCTCATAATGGTCTATTGAAGAATCTATTGCTTGTTCAGCGCCTTCTATAGTTTCACGTCTCGTTGCATCGATCCAAGAATCTTTCTTGTTTGGATCTAGGTATTCTGTTTGGTAGAAACCGTTTGGTAGTTGAACAATTCGCCAATTTTTCTTTTTAGCTACGTGTTTCCAAAGGCTTAGGGTTTCATCCGATACTGGTGGTTGACTAGTCCACGAATTAGTCTGGTAAAATAGTGTCATGGTTTTGGTTTAAATTTGACATTGGTTATTGCCCTACACCGGGCCGGTATATGTTTATTATCACTTGTTTTATTTAAAATTTACACTTTATTAAGGACAGTTGGTTACTGACTGTACTGTACCCGAACTTCCTGTTATTCTAAAGTATGCTAATGGAGAATCTCCAAGCGTTGCTCCGTTTGCAAAATATGGCCATTGAATACCTGATCCACCATCTACAGGACTTGAAGTATCATTGCTTAAATACACTATATCATTTGCAACAGGGTATGTTGTAGATCCATCGTGAAAATAATTATTTCCACCTGGAGCAGTCTGGCTACACATGTCAGCTACAAAAGCTGAAGGATTGCCTACATTAAACTGAGTTAAAGTCACACAACTAGGGCAAGTAACAATACTATCAACAACTCCGTTTTGAACATACAAAGCTTGGGTTGAATTTATTTTATAATACCCATTTGCTAAAGCAGTTGCACCTGTACTATTTGAAAATACAAAATTATTTACTAAAGGAGTTGTATTACCTGTTTCTGGTGTAAAACTACTTCCATTTGTTGTATTTCTAGCAAAATAATAAGTTTGATTTTGAGTTGCAGTACAACAAGCTATAGTTGAACTAGCTGCCACACTATTAGTTGTAAAACTATCTAATGATGCGGGGCAAATAACTTTCACGTTCCAGGCGGTGTTAATGGGAGGAGTTAATCCAGAACATGGTCCAACTATTTTTAAAACTCCTGTACTAGGAGTTGTACCTGTTTTAGGTATAACTAAAGTATAGTTTAAACCAGCACCACCTAAATTAATATTTCCACTTGCCGTTACTATACTAGCGGTTCCACCATTTGGTTGAAATGTTGGAGGGCTAGTAGAACTGCTTAACACGGATGTGTCTAAATCTATAGGACTGGCTGCGATTAATTTAGCTTCCGTACAAGAACCAGTAGCACTACCTACAATATTTAAAGTATTGGCTGTAGCTGTATATAATCCGTTGTTAATTGATGTTAGCGTATTGTAAGTTGTACCGTTATAAGTAAACGCTACTCCGTCAGGAACACTTTGCGGCCAAAAATAAACTATTATTGCCCCCGTGTCACTTCCAAAATTTATATTTGCTTCAAAATAACCACCACCACCACCTTGACTTAAACCTGAGTCACAAGATATTGTAGGTGGTGTATATGATTTACCATAAAAATCAGAATAAGCGTAAGGAGAGTTTTGATCAACAGGCGATGGGGTTGCATTATCATATAGTTTAACTAATGATCCCGTGCCAGCAGTTCCTGTTTGAACACCTAAAGGAGCATTTGCTGTTGTTGCTCTAGCTGCCTCAAGATTAATATCACTAGCTTTTATAATTCCTGATGCTGGTAATCCCATTATTTATTACAATTACAGTTATCACAAACACAAGGTTTGTTTTTTAATTCTTCTATTTCAGCTTTTAAATCTTTTATTGCTTCAATTAAATATCCTGAGATATTTCCATAAGCAACAGCTTTGTATTCTCCCTCGTCATGTATTAATTCTGGAGCAACTTTTTCTAATTCTTGAGCTATAACTCCAGACCCTTTTTTACCGTCTTTATCAAACGATACACCGTGCATATCATAAACCTTAGAACCATCTAAAGTTTTAACATTAGATTTTAGTTTTTCATCTGAGTAAGCAACTAAATCACCCGTTGCTGTAAATGTACCAGTATAAGAACCTGACATTGTAATTGCTGTTTCACTAGCTGTAAGACCGTTTCCAAACATAGCTATTGAAGCTAATGTTGAATTTGATCCTTTTGGTAACAACATGGTGTTAGTAATGCTAGCACTATGAGGTTGTGCAGCTAATGTTTGACCGTGTGAATTTTGATAGCAATTAAGTATAATTTTAGCATCTCCTCCTAATGATCCAGTACCTTTAATTGTTAATACAGCTGCAGATGGTTCAATAACATCAATTTTAGGTATAGTTAATGTTTTGTTAGTTAATGTTTGCACACCTGTTAAAGTTACATCTCCAGCGGCTGCATCCTCCCAAGTTGGTGGTTCATCTCCATTTGAATTTAATACTTGACCTGAAGTTCCAACAGCTGTACTTGTTAAACCAAAAGAAAAACCACCATCAGGCGTTATTTTTAAATGCTGACGAGGATTACCACTAACATCACTTCCGTTGTAAGTTGCAAATTCTAAACAACCTTGATCTCTAGCTGTAGTTCCACCTGAAACAAATCCCGTGTTTGCAGTTATCGAAGCTCTTACCCCAGCTGAATTACCTGTAGAAACATCACTTCCGTAAAACTCTAAAGTACCTAAAACTTGATCAACTCCAGTTTGGGCATCTGTATTTTTTAATTGTAATTTAGGAATACCAGTTCCTTCAATTGTTATTTTACCAGGATAAGCATCACTTGTTTGTAATACTGTTATTTCGTTTGTAACAGATAAATCACCTGTCATACTACCACCAGTTAAAGGTAAAAAAGCTGAAGTTATAGCTGAAGTTAAAACTAAATTACCAGCTCCATTTACGTATTGAGTTGCGTCTCCATTAGCTGCAATAGAAATAGCTACATCACCTGAGGTTATTGGTGCAGCTACTGTTGGTGATGAAGTAAAAGCATCTCCAGCAAAAACTGTACTAACTTTGGTTATTGTACCAGGAAATATAGTTGGAAACAAAGCTGGATTACCTAACCCATTTATGTAATAACCTGCAGTACCACCATTAGCAGCGGTAGCAGGTGCAACTTCAAAACTAGGGGCTGCTGCACTACCTTCATTGGTTACAACAAAACCTGTCATAGTAGGATCAGCTGCAGTTCCTTGAGGAAATGTTAAAGCCACATCTGTTACCGTACCAGTATTAGAAGTTTTACTATTAAATGTTGTCCAATCAGCCGAAGTTAAAGCTCCTCTGTTATCAGCTGAAGCACTTGGTACTTGTAAAGTAATAACTGCATCCCCTGATCCACCTGCAACAGTAGAACTTAAATTAGTTCCTGTTGTGCCTAATGTTAAAGCAGCTACACTAGTAACCGTACCTGTTGTACTAGAAGTTCCAGCACCTATTAAAGTTCTTACTTCTGTGGCAGTTACACCACTTGCTAACGTAGGTGTTCCGGCTCCTGAAAATATACCAGGTTCTGCATATATAGTTGTGCTGTTAAAAGCATTGGCTCCAAAAGTATAAGTTTGATTCGAAGCACCGTTTACACTAAAAGTTAAAACATTACCAGATTTAGTTATACCATCTAAATAATTATTTGTTGCTACAAACGATATACCAGTATCAGCTGTTCTGGTTATGGTTACGTTAGCACCGCCAGTTAGTTTTACATCATCAAAACTAAAAGCTTGATCTATAAGTCTTAAATTTGGATTAACATTACCAACAGTTCCGGCTAAAGTTATTATAGCATTATCACCCCCACCACTTATCACTATATTATTATCACCTATTACATATCCAGTACCTGGTTTATTTATTGTAACGGTTTGAACTCCTCCTGATGCAACTACTGTATCAACTGTCATACCACTTCCACTTCCACCTGTAGTTGCTGCATTTATAGCTGAGGTGTATCCTGTACCCATAGGTGGCGTAGTATTAACCGTAGCGGTAGGCACGGTTTCAATAGCTAGAAAATCATAAGTTGTATTTGTATTAGTTGCACCTATTGTAATAGTGTTACCGGTACCAGAAATGCTAGCCGCACCTGATGCAGCTAATGTCACAGCACTAGTAGCCGAATCGCTACCTGTTAAAGTAATTACCGTTGTTTCTCCACTTGCTACACTATATGTTGTATTGTTATCTGTAGTATAAGTAGGAACATCCCAAGTGTTATCTTTACTTAAAAACCTTGTGTTAACATCAGAGGTGCCATTAGCGGCACTTAAATCTGCTGTAACAGTTACATTTCCTGTTGCTGCTCCGTTAGGTGTTAAATCAATATATGTACCATCGGTTGTTTCTAAGGTAGTTACACCAGTACTTGAAGAAGCTACTTTTGTCCATGCAGAACCCGCTGCTCCAGCAACTCCACTGTATATAGCTTGATCACCTATAAGCCATGCTTGTGGATCAACTCCATTTCCATTTGGTGCAGCTGAACCAGCAACACTAACAATAAATAAAGCACCATCACCTTGGTTTCCAACTAATCTTAAATCTGGACTACCACCCGCGGTTCCAGTAGCATCCCAAATTCCTTTAAAATCTAATCCAGTAGGTATTGCTTGAAAAGTTCCGTCACCTCTTAAAAACTTAGTGGCAGTACCACCTGCTGGCACATAACCTATTTTAGCTCCACCACCATAAGTGTTAGACGTTAACGTAAGTACTTTACCAGTTACTGATTGAGCTAAAGGAGCAGTTGCGTCAACACTAGTAGCTACTGTAACACTAGTTATACCAGTGTCAGCATAGTTAGGTATATTTAAAACTCCAGCAGCGCTTAATGTAGAAGCCCCTGAAGTTCCTGTTGTGCTTAAGCTTGTCACTGTGTCTACAGCTGCAGTTATAGTAACGTCACCTGTACCACCTGATGGTGATATTGATATTCTATTGCCAGCTGTTATTTTTGTAACACCACCTGATGTTCCACTAGCCGCTAGTATTATTCTACCTTGTGCATCTACAGTTAAATTTGTATTAGTATAAGCACCTGCTGTCACAGCTGTATTAGCTAGACTAATAGCCGGTGTGGTTCCACCACTTGAAACTATTGGAGCGGTACCTGTTACGGTTGTTACGCCAGATCCACCCGCTGTACTCCAAGCTGTACCCGTTACAGTTGAACTTAATACTTGTCCAGTTGACCCTACGCCACCTGCTGTATCTTTAAAAACACCTTTAACTCTTATATCTTTAAAAGTAATTAAATTTACTGTTTCATTTCCACCAACAACACCTGCACCAATGTTAGCAACTTGATTAAAGGTTTGTGCACCAGTGGCCGTTGATACCATATCAATTACACTACCGATACTATAGTTTTCAGTTATTGGTAAGTTATCAGTATCCGCAGAAGCCATTTTTGATCCTATTATAAGATCTGTTCTTAAAGGAACGCCTAATGGATATGAATATAGTATTGCCATTTGTTAATTGTTTCTTGTTGGTTGTTTTGAAAAATCTTTATAAGCTTTTTTTATTTCATCTGTCCAATATATATCAGCTAAAGCCTTTACATTGTGTTCAATAGCTTTTGCTTCATTATCAGGTGAAATACTTTCTCTATGATAAGAATTAGATATAACCTTACCATCTTCAATTATTTGATCTGAATATCTTACTTGAATAATTTTATATTCTCCTACTATTTCGATTTGATCTTGTATTCTTTTTTTTGATAAATTCATTTTATTTTTTTATTTTATTTTTTTTTGCTATTGCATCTGATATGTCATATTAAACATTATTCTAGTCATTGTAGGACTTTGTGATCTTTGTGCCTCTAGCCCGTTTGCTTGCATGAAGTATGCGTAGTTGACTCCATTTTGTCCGTATCCTCCAACTACATTGCTACCGGTCCAACCTCCGCTTTTATAAGATACAGTAAAATCTGAGTAACCAGATACATTGAAAGGTAGTCCTGTAACTACTATATAAGTTCCTGAAGTCATACTGCTTACACTTATGTTTGCAGCATAAAATACACAATGTACCGTTTTTCCTGTTCTTGTATACAGAGCACTGTAATAAGTTGCTGTAGCAGGATTACCGCTAACAGATGCAATTACAGGTGTCCAAGTTCCTTCTTCGTAGTAATTTAAAATTTGACCTTGACCACTAGGACCAAAAGAAATACCTCTTACAAAGTGTGATTCACCTTCTGATCTTATTCCTCCGGAAACACCTCCAACACTACTTCTACCCACACTCATTACATATCCAGCAACCGCTGCTGCACTAACAGAGTTTGGATTATTAATACCTACACCGTCTCTAAAGGTGTAATTAAAACCAGTGGTAAAACTGCCATCAGTACTCATTTGTATTCCTCCATTAGCACCAAGTAGTAAAGGCTTACCGTTTGCTGAATACACTACAGGACCTAACGCAGCACTACCATTACCGTAATATCCTAATATCATTTGTGCATCAGCTCCCCCTGCTCTATTGAAATCAGCAATTAAATGTAATCCATTACCAACACCATCATCATTTTTTACATTAAATTTAGAACCAAGCGAAGTCGTTCCGATTCCTACGTTTCCTCCTTTTTTAATGGTAACTCCAGCTGTATTTAAACTATCACCGTAATTTCCTAACTGCACTGACCCTGTTCCATTTCCATCTCCTTGGTTGTATTTTAAAATGCCTGCTTTATCTACTGCTGCATCTTCTCCTAAATACATTTCTGATACAGTAGAACTTCCGTAAATATGAAGTTTAGTATCAGGCGTAGTCGTTCCGATCCCGACTTTTTGATTAACAAAAGTAGTAAATACTCCATTAGCATCACTAACTTCCATAGTTGGTCTAGTATCATCTGACTCTTGTTGATGTACCAATAAAGCACCGCGAAGTGCTCCAGATGTAGTTGCACCTCTTATTTCAGCAACATAATTATTTGTAAAAGCACCGGTGGCACCTGTTCTGAAATTTCTTACTTGAAGCATTCCAGTGGCTGGATTAAATGTCCCCTCACTAGTTATTTTAAGTCGACCATTATTAATCTCACTTGTTCCAAAACCGTTTACAATTAAGTTTTTATATGCAACAATACTTCCAGTTTCTGTATCTGGTTTACCTTCAATAAACTGCACTTCAGACATTGCTAATGACATAGTTCCACTAGTTCTTAATGCACCAAACCCTATGTATGCCGCGGCAGCTGTTGCTGTAAACGTAAGAGAATATAACTCTCCACTAATTGGAAGTGGATATTTTGTAATGTTTTGAACAAGGTTACTTGCAAAATTAGTACCTGAAGAAGTTATTATTTGAAAAAGACTTCCATTAGTTGCAACATGTTTAAAATGTATGGTATATGTTTTTCCTGAAACAATACCAGTCTCTGTGCCAGCAACGTTCCATTTAAAATAACCATAACCTTGATCGGTTGAATCTGTACCAGTAAATGAAAATCTTGTGGCATTTGTAAAAGATCCATCAAAACCTCTGTTTCCTCCACCAGTTCCATTTTCAGCTGCACCAGTCGGTGTTTTTGAATTTAAAAGCGTAGAGTTTGTATTGTAAGCTGATAATAAATTTGCTGGTGTAACTGCACCAATTCCGACGTTGCCGCTTTCATCTATCATCACACGCGTTTTAGAACCTACTGCATAACTATCTGTTGTGGCAATATACATTTTAGTACCGTAAGAACCATCTGATCTTACATATATACCTGCATTACCATTGCCGCCATTAGCTGAATCACTAGCTCCAAATGTTATTGCATTACCAGTATTATCAGCTCCACTACCTACTGGATCAAGATGTAATGCTCCAACTGCTGCGCCTGGTTGAGTTTCATTCCAGTTTGTTCCTTGTTGTTCTATGTATATTCTACCTGCAACTTCAAGCTTTTGTCTAGGCGTAGGCGCTCCAATCCCAAGGTGTCCGTTGTTCAACAAAGTCATTTTTGTGTTAACTGTAGCAACATCACCTGCATTTCCTATAGCAGAAACACCCCAAATCATTTGCCCATCTTCTATACTAAATCTACCAGCATAACCATCCATTACGTATCTAAAAGCAGTTCCAGCATCAAGATATAAATTAGCACCCATAGTAGCTCTGTCATCATTTACATTACCCATTATGGTCATACCCTTACCAAGTTGTAAAACATCTACAACAGTAGAACTAGCGTTTGGAGTAATTCCTATTCCTACATTTCCTCCAAAAGTTGCTCCTGTACTATTTAATAGTAAAAAAGTAGAATCATTTGCTTGGTTAGTTAAAAAAATATTATTTGCATTTATTGATAATTGTCTGTCTATTAATGAAGATATATGATTTACATTAGTAGTTGAATTATGATAGATTTTATAGTCAGGAGCTGCTCCAAAAAATAATTCTTTATTATCTCCTAAACTTAAAGTTCCACCCATTGTGATTGCACCTGTAGCACCTGTAGCTTTTGTAAACCCTGCGTCACCACCTATTTTATTAGCGGCTGTCCAATATGTAACTTGATTAGCTACAGCTGTACCGTCTCCTACATAATCAGCTAAATTACCAATAGATACTTTTTTATTTATTGCAGTGTCATCATCATATATCATCAATGTATCGTCAGGATCCATAGATGCTATAGGTATTGCAGCTCTACCATCTATATCTAAACCTATAACTACAGCACCAGTAGTTGGTGTTGCTGTTAAACCTGATAAATCAGTTGTTGCGTCAGATGCACTTACCGATGTGATTAAGTTAGTCCACGGTACACTTACACCAGCTTGATTAGCCGCATTAAGTTGTACGGGATAAGTTTGACTACCTGCACCAACGCCACCTGTTTGGTAAGTTTCGGTTAACGTTGCACTACTACCTAATTTTACACCACCTAAATCAGCTAATGTTGCAACGGGTAGAACATAAGTTCCAGCTGGTACATCCCAAGTATTATCACCTCTTAAAAATGTAGTACCACTTGCTGTACCACCAGCTGATAAATCTATTGTACCCATTGTTACAGCACCCGCAGCATTTGTATTTACTGTAGTGGCTGAAACAAATGTACCATTAACGTTTGTAAAAGTAACTACACCTTCATCAGATTGTATAACAGACCAACCCGCACAAACTGAAACGTTGGCAGCGGCAATTGTTAAACCTATTATAGAATCTCCAACATCTAGTAGTTTTCCTGGAGTAGCACATGCACCTGCGACAGAGGCATCTGAACCATAGAAATTACCGTCTGTGGCAACAACATAGTAATCACCAACAGCAACCGCAACTCTAGCTCCTGCAGGATCAAAAGCACCACCGGCTGTTACTTGATATAGATAAGTACTACCACCAACTATCAAACCAGTGGCAGCGTTAAATGAACCTTTAAAAGTTAAACCTCCTTCAACCAGTCCGTCAACATAAGCTTTTGAAGCTGCATCGGTACCGACTAAAGGTGTTTGAGGTATTGTCACTTGACCAATAAAACTAGATCGATCATCTCCTGAAACTGTTAATTCACCAGTCACAGTTACGTCATCTGGCATACCGATTGTTATCGACCCATTATTACCAATTGTTTCACTTATTGCTATTTTAGTAGGTGTACCATTAAAGGTAACCGTACTTATTGCCGCAGCAGAATTATCTGTTAATACTATTTCAGCTGAATTAGCTGCGCCTACAGCAACTGGTAGTGTATATATAGTATTTTGATCCGTACCTGTTAGCGTTATTATGCCATTAGTATTATCTGAACTGGCTGTTATAGTTCCAGCACCTCTTATAAATACTGTTCCCCCGTTTTGACTCAATGCTACACCAGTTGTAATATTACTATCACCTACACTAGATATAGATTGATCTTGACTAGGTTGAAATGTCCAACCTGGGTTACCATTAGCATCTGTTGCCCAAAATTTATTTCCTTGCAAGTTACCTTCTGGCACATAACCTTCTACAAGTCTAGTATTTAATTGCCATATAGAACTAAGGTTTAAATTATTTACATCTGCGCTGGTAATAGTCATACCATTATTAACACCAGTGGTTGTGAAAGCAATAGGGTCGTTTGTCCCGTCACTACCTTTTAAATTTATACTAGTTGTACCAGTAGGTACGTCCATTGTATATGTTGTATTGGAATCTGCAGGCCATGTTACTGTAGAGGTCGTAACGCCTGTAACGTGCCCTGTAGTATTAGATGCCACTGCACTTACTAAATCTAAAGTTGTACCTGCTCCTGGGGTAGGTGTAGGGTTAGCTGGATTGGTTCTTACCGTGTCATCGTGGTTAATTGTAATTTGAGAGCCACTTGTATGTACCGATGTTAAATAAGTACCACCTGTTAGTGTTATAAAGCTGTTTGTTATAACTCCGGCTCCGTCTGTATTTATTAAGTTAACATTTGTAGTTCCTGTTGGTACATCTAACGTGTATACTGGTATAGTAGTCCAACCATCACCCAAACCTCCTTTTAAGTACTTGCCCTCGTCGCCTG